TTATTTTTTTTGGCTGGACGCGGTTTCGTAGCAGTGGGGGGTAGGGGGTCGGTCATGTGTTTATGGGATTCGGTAGGTGTTCGGTTGCATCTTCAGCCGCCCCCGCCGAAATCGCGCAAGGGGGGGGTCATCGCCGCCCACGGCCAGCGGCACGCTCCAGCGCCAGCAGCGGCCACTTTACCGCTGAAAGTTATCCACAATCCACTATTCATGCAAGTCATTGATCTATATGCTTTCTTACAGAATGCTGACATATTCCATTTAACACGATGTCCATTATGTTAAGTCAATTGTGGATAACTGACCAGTATTTGCTCAACAAACAGGCAGAGTTGCGTTATCCACAGGGCAATGTGTTCAATCATGGCTCAATCGTGCCTCTCGCCTGTGGATAACTCGTCAACCACTTCAACATGGCGCAGTGCGGCCATGCGTAAATCTTGGATGTTGATGTTGATCGAGGCTGCTTTTTGTAGGCCGTAAGTTTTTTGATCCCATCGTTCGGCCAGCCACTGCCTCGTTCGGATGCGCTGGACATCGCGCTGCGGATGCTCCACGTCCATGTCATCTGCAATGGACATTGTCTCTACCGCCAACTTATCGGCGGCTATCGCGCGCGCACGCGCAATTATAGAGGGATCGGTATCTTCGATCCATTGCTCGAGCGCCCTGCGCCCGATGCCGAGTTCGTAGCAGATCGTTGTCTGTGACTTGCCTGCCTCAAACATAGACACGATCATGTCGTGAGGCAAATCCTCAAGCAAAGCCATGTCCTCTCTGAATTTCGGTCTTCCTGCCACGCTCAGACCCTCCTCAGAGCCGTTTTAATCCGCTGGACGATATCCAGTACCCATTGCTTAATTCGCTGCATTCTTGAGCCTTCCTGCGAGTTTCGTATCAAACTTCTTTTCCATGACTTCATTGTCATCGAATTTCAAGTCGTTTTCAAAGTCATCAAATCCTGTTGCCCCGCCCAGCTTGAATTCTGATGTCGGTTTGAATGCTGTGACTTTGGCCGTTGGGAATAGTGCTTTGATCTTGATGACCTGTTGCATACGCTCATCGGCCATCAGTGCCTCGATCTCTTCCATTGCCCAGATGTTCTGATTGCTGATGTCTTGACGCTCCCGCTGTATTGCCACGGCCTCGTTAACAGTTCTGGTGATCACCATGACCTGGCCGTTTTGCATTTCCCACTCAATCCTCGGTATGTTGTCGCTGGCTGGCGTTATGCCTTGATCGGCTGCCCACTGATCCAGCACGTCATACGCCCTGATCATTCCCGCCAGGCTTGAATCGAATCTCGCCTGATCCTTTGCCGTGACTGCTTGCTGCAATCTGGCGTTCTGAATCCAGAATTTCTCTCTCAGTCCACTGTCAACTAAAGTAATCAGTCGATTTTCTCCCCATTTCCTGTCGCTGACTGCTTTGGCAGCCTCCAGTTCCACCAGTTTGGATTGAACGTAAATCGTCCAAGGGTCTGCTTGTGGACTTGGACTCGTTGCTGGTGGATGCTGTCTACTCTTTTGCTTTGTTGCCATTTCTGTTCTCCTTATCAAAATTCACTGAAGCGTCTGTCGGAACGATCGGAAACTACGAGTCTTCTAGACTCTCGTTTCCGATTCCGACTTCCGATGATCGGAAGCATCTGATTTCCGATCGCTTCCGATCGCTTCCGATCGTTACTTATTAAAACTGTATGCTGTTTCATTTGCTATTTTCGTCATGACATCTTGACTAAGCCATGCCACTTTGTCGTAATGTCCACCCGAATTATTTCCCTTGAGTCGCTTCTTCGCTTCATAAATTGCGTTATTTATCTGCGTCTTTGATGCATCCGAGGCACTGGCTTGGCGTATAAATTCCTCCTTCCAATCATCAATTTTTACCACTTTCATGCTGACCCCATTTACATCCTCAATGAAACCCTTATTCTTAATTGCTCGATAAAGCGATGGGATCTCATATATCTGCCATTTGCCACCACCTTTATTGGCTGGAGCCTTTGGCTCGGTCATTTTTGCGTGATCATTTTTGGCTTGATCTGATGCCTGCACCGCCAGGCTTGTGATCGGCTCGCCTATTTGCAGTGATCCAGCTGGCGGCGCGAGTTCCACGCTGACCATCTCAAAGCCGATTCTTGTGCCGTCCTCGCCGTCCTTTTGCTTGGCCGTGCGAATGATTCCTTTCATGGAGTCCTCAAACCGGATCAGTTCCAACTCTGTGTCTACCGCGCCTAAGAGGCTGGAGTGGCCGCGCAGTCCTTTGGTGGCATCCTTTCCACTGTGGTGCAGGATCATCAAGGCGCAGTCCTGAACGATCTGCTGGATGCGTCCGCAGCTGGAGATGAACGATCCCATGTCGCTGGAGTCGTTCTCATTGCCGCCGCCAAAGGCTCTAGCTAACGTGTCAATGATGATCAGCTTGAAGTTGATGCCGGTGTCTATAACCAGATGCTCCACGGCTAGCATCAGCGCGTTGAAGTCCTCCACGCTCGATCTGAGGTTGAGTTGGTGCCTGATAACGTAGATCGGCGCACCGTCCTCGGTGCCGTGGTGCTGCTTAATTGCCTTGATCCTTGCGCCGACACCGCCAAATCCCTCGCCACACAAATACAGCACCGCGCCTTGCTCGCTGACTTCGTTGCCCATCCACGTTCTGCCGGTGGCGATCGCCTCGGCAATGTCCAAGGCAATGAATGACTTGAATGAGCCTGGCGGCCCGAATAACGCGCTGAACGATCCCACCGGCAACACCTTATCAATCATCCACTTCACCGGCTCGTCTTGGATGCTGTCCCAATGCTCGATGTTGATCTGCTTTGTTGGCTTGGCTGGAATCGGTGTCGCTGGCTCTGTTTCAAACTCTTTTGCTATGTTTTCAATCGGATTCCATTCAGCCATGGTGACTTCTACAACTGAATTTGTAATCGGATTCAATCTTTCGGGCATCGTTACCTGATCCACACTAGTAAGTATTTGCGCTGCCTTGACTAAACACACCAGCTTTTCTCTACCAGCGCCAGCCTCAATGAATTCATAGGCATCATCGCCCTGCCCTTGCAGTCCGAGGTCAACTACCTTGACCGACTTGGCGATGGGCAGTATTGCTTGGGCTGCCTTGTGCGCGTACTGCCAGCCTGGTACATCGTTGTCCGGCAGGATGATGACCTGAGCGCCAGCAAAGTACTCGGTGATGGCCTCCGGCCAGCTGCCGGCACCAGTGTGCGCCGTTGTTGCAATCATGCCAATGCTTGTGATGGCATCCGCGGCCTTCTCGCCCTCCACAAGGAAGATGTTCCTGCCTGCCGTCTTCGCGTCCAGCAGCGCGGGTAGGTTGTACGGGACTATGCGTGCATCCCCAAGGCTTGAGTGCCTACGGCCATCCACGTCAACCTTGTACAGCCGGTAGGTTTTGCCTGTCTCGCCTACCTTGTAACGCTGTTTTACAAAAACTGTTTGTCTGTCCTCGTCCTGATATTGCCACTCCTGCTCCAGCACGTTGCGTGGGATGGGTTTGATGTTGGCGAGTGGATCGGGGCGCTCCATGAGTTCCGGAAGTAGGTGCAGTTCCCTGATGGTATGAAACACGTCCTCCTGTGAGCATCCACCGTGGCAGTGGAACAGCGGCTTGCCATCATCATTGATGTCTATGGAGAGACTTGGATTCCTGTCGCCGTTGCCCTTGCCGTGACTTGGTACAGGGCAGCTGGCTACCCATTGACCATTTGCTTTCTTTGCGTTGCCCAGCGTCTTGGCTATTTGTTCTGCTTGCATTTAATTATCTTTCTGTGAGTATTCGCCATGCGGTTGCGGCGCATAAAGGCACTTGTCCATTTCCAATGGCTTTAAGTCTGTCCACCCTAGCGGCCACCCCATCAGCCACTCGACCCACGTTGGGTTCAGTCTTCCACCAATGTCCGTCACTTGCTCCACCGCGTAGTGCAGGCTCTGCCATGATCTGTCTTGTCCGTTCTTGCGAATCACTGCCGCACTGCTTCCCTTGTGCATATTCGCTGTCGGTGTCGGCCATGACTCTTTCGTTAGGTATCCAATTGGTGGTCCTGTTCCTGACCACTCCACTTGTTCCGATAGACACCCTGCTCCCACTCCCTTGCGGCCAATCTTTTTCCGGTAGTCGAATCTCTTTTCCATCGACTCCGCTGATCGAGTTGGGATGTCTATTGTGCTTGGCGTAAGCCACAATCCAGATTCGTTCTCGTTTGTGGTTTGCACCAATGTCGGCAGCAGATACAACTCCCCACCGACTGTCATACCCCATTGCGGTAAGGTCTGAAATGACTCGTTCAAGTCCTCTACTAACGAGCATTGGACTGTTCTCCACAAATGCAAATCTGGGTCGAACCTCGCCAATAATCCGTGCCATCTCTCTCCACATCCCGCTTCGTTCTCCATCAATTCCTGCGCCTTTTCCTGCGGCACTGATGTCTTGACATGGAAACCCTCCAGATACAACGTCAACAATTCCTCTCCACGGTCTGCCGTCAAAGGTTTGAACGTCATCCCAAATCGGGAAAGGCGGGAAAATGCCGTCATTTTGTCGGGCGCACAGTACGCTTGCTGGGTAAGGCTCCCACTCAACGGCGCAGATGGTGCGCCATCCGAGCAATTTACCTCCGAGAATTCCTCCACCAGCGCCTGCGAATAAAGCCAGCTCATTCATGATTTCCTATTCAAAATATTTAGAGGAAAAAAAACCGCTGGGGTTAGCCAGCGGTGCTTAAAGCCGATCAGTTAAAACATCTCGTCATCAGCCACTGCCGCCGCCATCGCAGTCTTCGCTGGCGCTGCAACTGGCGGTATGAATGGTGGCCTTGCCTGCGCCACCGGCGCTGGTGCGGCCTCCTGTGCAGCGTCAGCATCCATGCCAGCGGGACGGTCAATCCATGACACGATATTGAAGTTCGGAATGCGGGTTGTGCCTTTGCCGATCTTCTCCAGCTTGGAGCCTGCATACTCCAGCACGGGTAACTTGCCTACGTTGGCGGCCTGCTGTGCCGCACAGTCCATGTACAGTTTCTCCAGCCCCATGTTTGGGCCTACGCCAGAAGATGACCACTCGCACAGGCCAAGCGCCTTGTTGTAGAAGTGAATGATGAATCCGCGCTTGTGGTCAGGTGTCGGCTGTGGGCCTTTCTTACCAAGGCTTGCATCGGGTTGCCAATCGCGTACACCAACACCGAGTTGCAGCCAGCCTGTTTGCACTGCATTGATGTCGAAGACAACCTTACCGAGTTGGATTTCCTCGCCTTGGTTGTTTGTCCATGCGTTGGCTTGGGGAGAAAAGCGGATGTAGTTTCCATTACCGCCACCAGAAGATAAATTTAGCATTTTGCGTTTCGCTTTCAGAAGTTTAGGGATTGCATTATTGACTCAGACTGCGATCTCTCGCAAGCGTGAGTCCACTTGATACCTTGACCGTGAGTTCGTCCAAGATAACTCTTTGTTCCTTTGGCAGTAGCTTTTCCGCTGCCGCAGGAGTAATTAGGGTTGTTTCAAATATTTGTATGTCAGACAAACCTATTGCTGTCAGTATTTCTCTGGCTGCGTCACCATCAATCCATTTGCGGGTTGCGCGCTTGGATGCCAACTGCCAGCCTGGTAGCACCAGACCGTCCTTCTCCATGGCGTTGAGCGCGTGTTCCTGCACCGCTGCAATGAATTTCTCAACCATGGGCGCTTTGTCCAGAATTGCACTGATTTGTACTGGTGTCAGCGCCAGCATGACTTCCTTGATCTCTTCCTTTTTCATGACGCTGATGTCAGTGTTAGCCGCCACGATATCAAACTGCTTTTGCTGCGCTGGACAGATTGTTTTTGCATCGCACCACTGACAGGCAGACTCTGACGGTTTGAATGATGGCGCGTCACTTACCACGTCATCAATTGCCGGCATCAGAATATTCTCTTCCCACTCGCCGAGTTCATCAGCACTCATTATGTGGATGCGCTTTTCACCGTGGAATGGCTGGATGATCTGTAGTTCGACTTCATCAATGTCAAGCCGCAGCGTTGCAATGGCGGCCAGCGCGTAGATTTTCAGCTGCTCAGTGTCAGCATCCACCCAGCCTTTGCCGGTCTTTAAGTCGGCAATAACCAGTTTCTTTTGGCTGATCGAGTGGCCGATAACGTCAGCTGTGCCGCCGAGCTTGAAGAGCGCCGTGTTGAACAACGTCACTGGCACTTCTACTTTGACCATGCCAAGTTGGTCTTGAATCGCCCATATGGCTTTCATGTGTTCCAGCGCATACAAACAGTTGTCCTCGGTCATGGTGATGCCTTCCACCGTCTGGCCGACAAACTGGAGTGGGTCTGATCCAAGTTGGAAACAGGTTTCTGCCAGCGCGTGAATGGCGGTGCCAATATTGGCAGCCTCTCCGGATGGGCGTTTCGGGACTTGCTCGTTCAGCTTTGCTGATGCCGGACAGGCGATCCAGCGGGACGCTGCGGACGGTCTGAGTCTTAATTGCTTTGTTGCCATGAGTCTCTTTCTAAGTGATGTTCGTTGATGATGATCTGGTACGCCAGCTGGCGCACCTCAGTGCTTGTCGCGTGACCCAAGTCCTCGGGATCGAGCAAGCGTTTTAGGAATACGACTTTGTCTTGGTTGGCTTTGCGCTGCTTTTCCAGCATCTCGGCCAGCCAGACTATGTGCTGGCGCATGATCTGGCGTTCCTTGTCAGCCATGATGGCGCTTTCCCCAATGAGCAATCAGCGCGGCATCAGCGCGGCCATCATCCTTGACGCGCTTGAAGTGTTCCGACATTGCAGGGAATAACTCAATGGCGCGTTGACGGGATGCGTCCTTGCCGGCAGCCTTGCCCATGGCTTTTGTCCAAGTCGATGGGGCCACATAGGTAACTGGCACACTGAGTCCGGCCAGCACGCCTTCAACGACACCGAGGCTGCGGCCAAAGCCAAACATGGCGGTTACGCCTTGCCCTGGCCGCGCTGCTGGCCGTTCCACAATGGCCTGATCTGGCTTAATAGACTCAATCAAATGAGCCAGCAAATTTGGCGAGACTTGCCGCTTTGACTTCTTGTTGATGTCCACGGTGAGCGTTGGCATATCGTGTACCGATAGCAATTGGCCGTCAACCAGCACCGCTATTGCGCCATTTAAGCCGCAGTCAATACCCAATGTGACCTTCATTTGACGGCATCCTCCATGGCCTTGTTGAGTACCTGTAGCCGCGCGGAGATGAGCGCGTCTGCGGCCTGCTCCAAGCGGATGACGGTGCTGTAAAGTGGTTCTGTTTGACCGTTTACCCAGCGCGATAGCTGTGCCTGGTCGATTTCTGCGACACGGCACAAGTCCGACATCCGGTAACCGGCTGACTCGATCTTGTGCTTGATATCCTGAATGGCTTGCTGTGAGACTTTCATGTTTACAATGTTAACCATGTTTTGTGGAAAGCGTCAAGTGTACAGCGAAAAAAGGGGATCAGCGTGAACCGATCCCCAAAGGCAACTGCTGGAAAGCAAAGACCAGCAGGGACATTGTAATCGGTTAATAGTTGACTAATTTGTAAGGTATTTGACAAGTTATACAAGTCTGTTATTATCAAGTCCTCAATAACGCAACTCCAAGGAAAGCAAAATGAACACAACTTACAAAGCATACGCAGTGTCTGATCTGTACGAAGCTGGCATCTCTTGTGATGGTCACCCATTTATTGCTGAAAAATATTATGTCTTGATTGAGAACGCAGCCGGCCGCCGTTTTCGTCATGAAAAGTCTTTTGCTGGCGTAGAAGTTGTAGAGTGCGAAGAAACTGGCGAAACAGGATTTGCTGATATTCGTAAAGATGCTGTAGCTATTGTTGAAGAGTTAGCCGCCAAAGTTAATGTTGTTTTGGCTTTAGGTAAGCCTTTGACATCATCTTGCTGGTTTGAAGTTGACCCAGCTTATGGTTCTGATGCCTACATTGATCAAGGTACAGAGTCAAAGCGTCTTTTTGCAGAAAAGTTAGCCGCCTAATCAACCCAAGGGGGCGCAAGCCCTTATCTTTAAGGAGTCCCCATGAACCATACACAACACGCCATGACTGATGCCAGCCACCGCAGGCTTGGCAAACGCGCAGAGGCCGCGCTGGACTACTTGCTGTGCCTCGCCATCGGCACCGGCTTGGCCGCACTGCTTGTCGCATGGTGGTCGGCATGAACAACCCACCAGCATTTCCAACAGGCACAGGGGTTACGCCATACAACCCTGGTATGACGCTTCGTGACTACATGGCGGCCAAAGTGTTGCAGGGAATGCTGGCTGCGAAAGGATGGCATCCTGATTTCATGTTCCTAGCAGATTTCAATTTTGACGCGGGACAGCGTGCCGCAGATGCAGTAGCTGTGGCGGCTTACAAATATGCAGATGCAATGCTTGCCGCAAGGGAGAAATCATGATCCTTTCACAAGGCAAACTGGCTGATGGTCTGGTTGATGATCTGCTTGAGGCCATACATAAATACGATGAAACGCTGTACATGGCAACTGTTATTGGCGCACTGGAATTGGTCAAACAACAATTGATCAATGAAAGCGTCTCTCAGGATGATGATGATGACTGACCTTCAAGACTTCTGCCAAGAACCGCGCACCATGGAAGACTTGGAGAATGCCGGATTCAAGCCGCACGCGGTCTACAACGCCGTCAAACGCGGTGAATTGAAGAATGCCAATGCCATGGACGCATGGGGGCGCAAACAGCGCGGCAAAGGCTTATTCCTGTCCACCGTGACACCCATCCCCTACAACGCCAGCCTGCTGGTGCAAGCCTGGAACAACACACAACCACAAGGAGAGACAAATGTCTGAAAAAATGCAGATTGAGATTGACCGCGCCGTTAACAAGTTCACGCCACCAATGGAAATCGGCGGTGGATTCCTTACCCGCGAGGACTTTAAGACGCTGGCACGCCAGGCTGTGACTGACGGCACGTTCATTGGCTGGACGCACGCGGAGAACATGACCAGAGAGCGTATGCAGCGCAAGATTGACGCTGCTGAACACGAATTAACCATCCTGCGAGAGCGCGTTAAGGAAGTGGAGATGGAGTTGCTGGCGGCTCAGAAGTGAAAATCATATGGTTGGTGCTGGCGGTGCTGGCGCTGTTCTATTTTGACTCGGAGGACTTCTATGGAAACGATGATGAATTTCGTGCTGATCGGTCTGCTCGGCATTGCACTGGTGGTGATCGTGCTTGCGTGCGTGGTCAAGTTCCTGCTCGATGAAACAGAGGTGAAGTGATGAAAGGTGGTTCCCGCCCCAACTCAGGTCGCAAACTGCCTGACATCAATGGCCGCAGAGCCATGCTGCTGCTCTCCGAGGGTATGACAAAGAAAGAGATAGCCGAGCGTTTCAGCGTGCCGTATAAATCGATGCTGACGTTCTTCAAGAAGATGGGGGCGAAAGACGCTCGCGGCCACTACGTCTGGTCTGGCAAATACAAAAAGGTGGCGTGATGACACAAGCCGAATTCAACGCATGGATTAGAGCGCGATTTAATCTGTGGACAAAGGCTGATGTAGATGCAGAGGTACGCAAAGCAGTAGAGCAAGTCTTAGCACAGCGCACATGGGTTGATCTAACTCGCACACAAATGCAAGATGTTTATTTTGAGGTCTTAAAGGAACATCGCGGTGGTCATCAGATGCAGGGTCAGCTTGCCTTTGGTGAAGCATTGCAAGCCAAACTCAAGGAGCGCAACACTTGATTGAAACGATACGCACAATGACAGGTAAGCAGCACGGCCTGCGCGGTGAACGTCAGACGCTGGTCACTACCGGCAGACTTTGGCGGTGCAGCAAGTGCGGCAAAGTCTTCACCGACAAGGAAGAGGCCAACAGACACGATAGGCGCGAGCATGAAATCAGCAAGACTACCGAAAGTAATTGACTTGCTACAGCGCACCGGCTGCACAGCGCCAGAGTTGGCGGCCAAGGTGTACTGCACAGAGCGTTCAGCGCAGCAGATGATCAAGCGGCTGCGGCTGGCTGGCACCGTACACATTCAAGAATGGACTAGATCAGGCCGCATACTGGTGGCCGTGTACAGGTACGGCATTGGCACAGATGCCGCCAGACCGCTACCGCTGACACCTGTGGAGCGTTTGCGTAGGTTTAGGCAGCGTGAGACATTGGACGATAAGGCTTTCCGCTTGGCGCGTGAAAGAGGTCATAGACTCAAGCCACGGCGCGATCCGCTGGTGGCTGCACTGTTTGGAGATAGATGATGAAGAAAATTATTGTGTACTGTGGTCTAAATTCAAAGACAAATTCAACATACTTGCTGCTGAAAGACTCTTTTCATGGCCTATCAAAGGATGACCAAATCAATACATTAAATGAACTGATTGAAGAATTTCAACATCAATTAAATTTCATCAAGGAATATACCCAAGATACTTCAACAGGCCATCAATAGTTTGCTGATCCACTTGCTCACCATGATGAGCCTTCAGAATTGAAGTCCTAATGTTCGCATCTGTTTTACCTTGCTTTCGCAAGCGATCAAATGTTTTTCTAAAAATCTTGTAATCTGGAACAGTAACTATTTCACCGGCTGCATTCTTAAACCCACCAAGCACTCCTTCAGTTGGAATTCCTGATGAATATGATCCATGCTCGTATGTTGGAGTAAGTATTGTTCCTTTTGGTTTTGCTTTAAACATTACGCCGCCAGATGCGCCTGTGTATGCGCCTGGCTCATTAACTAAGTTTGTAAAAGTATCCCACCTTGGAAATCCTAAATCTCTAAATTCAGCCTTTGACATTTCTTCCGCAATTGCTTTGCGTATGTCTCCAGCACTGTATTCTTTTGTGCCTTGAGCCATGATGTCATAAATATTTTCACTGGTTACGCCAGGGAAGTTTTTGAATGGTTGCGTCCTAATTGTTGTGCCGTCTTTTAATTTTTTAGGAACAAATTTATTTTGAATTGTAAAGTCTAGTAATTTTGTTGCATCTTTTGATGGCCGTAAAACAGGTAATTGTCCAATCAACCCTTGAGCAATATGATGCGAAAAGTTAGAACTATCTTGACCAAGCAAAGATGAAACACCAATAGTATCTCCAAGATCGGCATATTCGTTTAAGTTATTTGTTTTTGAGCTTGCAGCGCCAGGCATTGATGCCCAACCCACATCCTCATCTATGTTTTGCTCAAGCAAACCGTATTTTGTGCCTGCTTGTTTTTTTACTGGTCTTGCTAATGGAACTCCGGCGGCTTGTTTAATTGTTTCACCACCACCAGACCAATCAGAAGATACAGGGACTACATATTTTTTATCTAAATAAGTAGGATCAATTCCAAGTCCTTGTCTAAATACTTCACCTGACGTTGGCTCTACTATATCTCCACCACCCTCAAGTGCCAGACGTTCTCTACGCATCACAGCTGGAACATCAAGTGATTTTTTGTATTTTGTGAGCGCAGATTTTTCTGCTGATGTCAATGATGCTTGCGTCCTACTAGGAAACAATACATCAATGGCTTTTACCTTGCCAACATTTTCAGCCATGTATAAAGGCTGCGGTGTCAATGCACCAAGCAGACCACCACGCTCACCCATCATGGCGGCATCAATCTCTTTAAGATAAGCATTGCCAACGGTTTTACCAATAGCCTTAGCACCCTTCACCAAAGGCTTAACAGCCGCCATGGGTGCCGGTGACATGAATGTACCGGCAGTCTCTAGCAAGCCTGCCTGTGGCGTTGGCGCTGTCATGCGCGGTGTCGTAGCCAGTATTTGCTCGGATGATGGGACAAGCCTCTGCCTTGGTTTCATTCGCGGATCAATATCTCCTTGAAACATTCCTTCATACAAGTAGGGGAGATCAAGCAAACCGGCACCAGTGCCTCGTACAAGCGACTCCAGATTACTCAGAGAGAACAGGCTTGGCATACCCTCTGCCGAGTAGTCAGGTGCGCCGTATGGGTCTTGGTAGTAACTGGTTGCCATGATTACTGTCCTAAAAGTCCTGCGGTGAATCCTGCGCCACTAGTCAGCGGCAAACTACGCCGAATCATCTGTTCAGTCGCTGGATTAACTACACCAGCGGGTACAAGTCCAGCTTGTAAGCGCCGTGCTATGGCAGCTGATGGCGCTGACGTATAAGCACTTGCTGCAAGGTTGGTAGGCATGGACAACAGCATATTCAATGGCGTGTACTCCATTGTGCGTGTGGCTGTTCCAGAGTCCCCAACGATAGGCTTGAATGCCTGTGCAAAGCGTGCAGCCTCGTACATTGGCGTTGTGTTTGTACCTTCCATAAATCCGCGAGGGTCTTTGCGAGTCAATGCTGATGCTAGATTCAAGCCTGATACATTTCCAGAGGATGGATTGATAACGCCAGAACTAGTTCTAACAGTCATCAGATTTCGGTAATTAGCACGCGCAGTCCTGAATGCAGCCTGGTCTGCTGCTGACATTCCTGCCATCAATTGATCGTCAACGATCTCCTTGATCTGGAATAAAGCCTGACCAAGTTCACGGTCACCGGATGGCGTTGTCATCTCATTCTTGGCTTTTTTACCAAGTTTTGAAGATAACGTAGACAACTGATTTCCAGTGGCTTCACCCTTTAAAGCCAAGTCTTGCAACTGCTTGACAAAAATTTCTGATCTCAACGGCTTAGTAGTTAACCCTTCAGCGGCAGAATCAATCAGATCAATGCCGTTCATCACATACATTTGATCAAGTTTCTGAACCGTTGGGCTAGCTGCCTTGTTATAGACCGCGCTGATCTGACGCTGCGCCGTTGCCAGCACTGGATTGCTTAACTCTGATGCATCAACGCCAATGGCTTGTGCTGTTGCCCGATTCAGCACCTTTTGATTGGTGGCCTTAACAGTATTGAATGCGCCAGAGGTCATTGGATTGGACTCTAGACGGGCTTCCATCTGCTGAAGTGAACGGCTGCCAGTTTCTTGTCCTGGCGTAGTACGAAACCCCATGGCCTTGCCACGATCTAGGATGGCCTTTTGCGCCTCAGTAAGACCGGCAGATAAATCAGCACCAACAACACCAGGCGTAACCTGACCGCCAGTAACTGATGCAGTTGGCGTGACTGTGGCCGTTGCCTGAGACTGCGCTGTTGATGCAGCAGCTGGCGCAGTAACAGTTGGGCCTTTACCTAGCAAAGCACTAATCAATTTATCGGATAAATATCCACCGCCAGCGCCAAACAATCCAGCAGTACCAATTTGCTGTGCTTTTTGGGTAAAGTAATCAGACGCAGACATATCTCGCGGCTGTTCGCCAGTTATCAGGGTAGACAACGTAGGCGCTGTTGCCCCTGTCTGTACAGGTTGCATTGCCCCGCTGACCATACCGCCAACAGCGCCAGCCTTAACTGGTGCTTGTGTGAGTTTTAATGCTCTGACGGCAGCTGTGCTTGGCAACAATGTGCCTGCGACATTACCAACTAAGCGACTGACATCCATTTCTTCAGGCATAAATTGACCAGCCCGTGATTGACGGTAAGCCTGCTCACCGGCGGTCATGCTTTGTTCAAACTGCTTACGCGCAGGACGAAACAATGGCCCAACGCCTGGCATCTGCTCTAACCCTCTACCAGCAAGCTGCACCGTACCTTCAGCAACATCACGCAGGCCGCGCAAAGCACCGCCAACTGGTGATGCCATCAATTGATCTATTACGTTTGTTGGCTGAACAGGTGCTACTGGCGCTTGTGGTGCTGATATTGGAGGAAGTTTCTTCAGCGCAGCCGCCATCTCATCCTTTGACATTCCATCAGGGAATGTGATCGGTCCATAACCTAAAACATTAACGACTTGCGGCATTTTTTACCTCACTCAAATTGTTGCGTTGCTGGATTCCATGTTAATCCACCACCAGTAGTTTGCTGCTGTTGCGCTTTCTTGATTGCTTTAAGCGCAGGGCCGCCACGCACTTCCATCGCCAACTCAGCAGACTTGCGTGCTTGCACCTTTTGCTTAATGACTTCTGGCTTGTCATCGACTTGCGGGAAGTACTTCTTAATTTCTTTTTCCATCTCATCTGTGCCAATAACAGCGCCAGACTCAGCGCGCAAGTTGGCAGTCACCCAATTCTCTTGTGCCTGACGGTATTGTTGGCGGCCAGAAGACTCGCTGACGTTCGCAATTCCAGTAGTTAATCCTGCTGACGGTGTAGCACGCATGATGGCCTGATATCTATTAGGCGCACCAAATGCATTCTCCAACGTAAGTGGTTTGCCATTTGCATCAACCATTGGCTGCTGAGTCATTGGATTAAGTACAGGTTGATTAAATATTTGCGATGCCTGATTCATCCGTAAAGTAAATCCAGCAGATTTAGCCTGATCTTCAGTAGCTGAACTCTTCCCTGCCAATTGCTCACCGCCAGCACCCATAACTGGAATCACTGGCATACCAGGCGCTTTAGGTACATACACAAATCCATCAGCAGTTTCAACACGGTCATATTGACCACGCCGAAATTCTGATTCGCTTAGATTCAGACGTTTCAATGCAATACCTAAATTTGCCTTTTCAATTTTCAGTCTTGCCTCTTCGCCTGGTGACATACCTGTCAGATATGTAGCGTTTGCAGGAATCTTACTCTTGTCAACGAATTGAATCTTGCCACCAAGATTGACTTGTACCAACTCGCGCGGTAAGCCATAACCTTCAACAGACTTGATTGTTCCATCGTCATATCTCTGTACAAGCACAGGCTGACCATTTATGTCTGTAACCTCTTTCATTTCACCAAGAGGCTTAGCAGCTGGCGCTTCTGCTGCTGGTATTTCAATTCTTCCACCGGTCTTAGTCCGCTGGTAAAACTTTCCTCCTGATCCGCGATAAGGCTCACCAATTACTTCTGGCGTAGGCTTAATAGTCTTCGCAAGTTCTTGATATGCTTTTGCTTTTACTGGATCAGAGACTGAATACAACTGAGATAACTTCATGTATCTGTCATAGGTAGCATCTTGCTGGCTTGGCGCTTCACCAGGCATAACTTGACCAATCATTGCAGCACGTGCGACAGTAGGGCCAGCAGGCAATTCTTCTGATACTGGTGCAGATATGGCTTGCTGTGGCGTAATCTGAGTGCCTGCTGGTGCTGTACCAGTATCACCCATCATGATTCTCTGCGCGGCATCTTGCATTGCCATATTTCTCTTGTACTCATCCAACTTCTGTCGCATCATCAGCTGCTGGATAGCACCCTGCTGCGCCTGCTGATAACCGGCTGTGCCAGCCTCAAACGCACCGCCCAATGCCTCACCTAAAGAGATTGGCGTTGTTCTTACCCCGCTTGATTTAAGCAGCGAGGCAGCGGCCTGCATCATGGCCCGATTCTGCATAGCCTTTTGCTGTTGCGGTGACAAATAGTCTTCCATGCCATCACCTCCACCGCCAAACAATAGGCCGCCAAGGTTATCCATAAAGCTAGTGTTTGTTTGTGCATCTGCCATTTTGGGACTCACATAAGGTTCAATTGGAATTGGTGAATTTGCAATGCGCTGATCAATTGCTTGTATTCTTCTATCTCGATCACTGACGTAAGGTTTTATTGCCATTGGTGCATCTGCAATGCGTTGTTCAATTGCTTGTCTTGTTTTATCGCTTTCACTGACGTAAGGTTCAGTATCCAATACAACTCCACCTCCAAAGGTTTGAGGCGTAAATTCTGCTTGATTGATTGGTGACGTTTGCCGAGGAAAAAGCAAAGGTGAATAATCACTAGGATTTATACGACTAGGATTTAAATTACCTTTATATGATGGAATTCTTGATTCACCTTCAATCATGTGCCAAGGATAAATTGGATTTAAAACATCCATATATCTTGATGGATCTCTTAATTCATCATATGGATAATGACCAGTTCTTGCAAATTCATCTTGCATGAATTTACTGGTTAACAAATCATTTTCTTCATTTGTCATGCTTAACCTCATCCAAGTAAGCCGGTCATGCCGTACATCTTCATCAATTGCGCGTAGGTCAGATTGCTACCGCCTGGAAGCTGCGGCATCTGCATACCAGCAGACTTCTCTTGCCCAGCACCCAGCAGAGACATTGCCAGACCAGCATTCATGTTTGGTTTTGCAGCAGGCATCTGTCCAAAGGACTCAGGCGCTTTGATGCCAAGGCCATCACCGTAATCAGATGACGGCATAGTCATGTCAAGGTTTGCGTTCTTTACGCCACCATACAGGTCAAAGCCTTCACCCATCATCGGCTTACGCAAACCGCTGGCAGGATTGTTTTTTCGCAGTAATTCTAGATAGTCGGTCATCCGAATAATCCTAAAAGTCCACCAGCAGCTGCACCCAATGGGTTACCACCGCTGAGTTGGAATCCAGCCAATGCGCCTCCCAATGCGCCAGCACCGACATTGCGCGAGGTCGGCTGAGTCATTGTCTGACCAATGTTTGCAGGCTGCGCTGACAGTGCCGCCTGAGTGATACCAAGACGCTGCAACTCAAGGTTTCTAGCCGCATCCAGCTGCTGCTGTGCAAATGACTGTCGGCCTAAGCCTAAGTTCATGGCAGTCTGATAGCCTTGCTGATTCATTTGACGTGCGGCCTGCGCCAGCGCAGCTGATTGCTGATAACCACCAGAACGCAACTGAGCAGCTGTTCTGGCCGCAGTCTTTAGCGCAGCCTCATTGGTGAGTGCAGACTGCACGCCTTGACGTGAACCGCCAAAGGCTTTTGCGCCAGTAGCCTGCTGTGCATCGCTCAGAGCCTGCATCTGTCGCGCCTCTTCAATATCCCTTAGCGATGTCTGTACAACATCCTGCTCAAAAGGATTCTGAAACTTCATGATGTCTTGAGCGCCAAATGGATTCATGCTGGCTTCGTAGGACGCTTTTTCAGCCGCCTGATACATAGGATCAAAGCCAGCAAACTCTTGTACTCCAAGATTACCGGCTGCTGTTTCAGCTTTACCTACTTGCTCTAAGTACTTGGCCTTGACATCCTCGTCAATGCTTGTTGAAGTTGTTTGTGAACCGCCTTTAGACATACATTACCCCTTAAACCGTTTGACCGTTTTCACGAATGAATTGTGTATCAGTGCCAAGCACATTAAACACCTTCATCCAAAATTTTTCCACTGGCTTGAACAGCCAGCCATGCTTATTCTGACCATAGTGCCACTTTCCATAGGACACCAGTGGATCAGCAAATGTCTTTGCCACCATGAATTTGAACAGCTTTGACTCACGCATCAGTGGAACAAACACCTCGGCCAGCTTGTAGTAACCGCGCTTGTTCCTGTCTGTAATCTTCTCATCGCGGTATCGGCGCACCACGGTGTCCATAGTGCCGTCACCGTAGCGTGCCTCCAGCATGATGAAACAACAGCCAGCGCCGCTACCAGCGCCACCGGCTCCACCCGATGCCCCACCGCCGTCACCGCCAGAAGCAGAAGCGCCACCACCGTCACCACTGGATGATGCGCCGCCGTCACCTCCACGGCCACCACCGCCAGCACTCATGCCACCCTCGCCAGAGCCTGAGTTAGATGCGGATTGACCTGACGGTCCAGTTGCAGTCATTCCCATGCCAGACATACCGCTAGCGGCAGTACCGCCAAAGCCAACACCAGTACCTGGTGCGCCAGGTGATGTACCAATTCCAATTCCTAACCCATTCGGTCCAAGCAATGCTTGCAATACCTGTATTGCAATTGGCGGCTGTGACAGAAATGCCATCACCGCCTTACCAATAGACTCGCCAGTATTTCCAAGGCTTTGCGCGTTGGACTCGCCATTTGCCATCTGTGCGCCAAATGCCGCATCACTCATTGGGCCAGCACCACCGCCAGTAGGTAAATTTGATGATCTTGGATCAACAGCGAGTAAGTTAGCAGGCTGCTGAATTACATCCTGTTTCATTGCTTGTATAGTGGCAGCCGGATTTGATATATCCAGTAAGCCATTTGGTAATTGTTTGTATGTGTACGCCATCTACAAGTCCTTGCACAAGATGAACCACTTCGGTTCGTACCCCTCGCCCTTTAAAAATGTTCTCTCCCAGCCTTTACGGCCAGCAAGAGACACTCGGCTGCAACCTATTTCTTTTCCCCATGACTCGATGATAGGTCGCATCAATTGGAGTTCATCTAGGTCGCCGCCAGCAAGGAAGTAGTGCAAGTCCTTCAACTGCGGGTAGACAATGATCTCGGTAACCACCACTGAATTCTTGCCAGGCCAGAGTTGAAACTGTCCCCGCCTGATTCCTTCAGCAATGTCCTCAACTTTATGAGTGCCGCCAGAGTATTCTAAGGCTGCTGCTACATGATGGCGCAGTCTCTCAAACTCTTCCTCTTCGCTCAACGCTTACCCGCCGCCACTGCCTCAATCCGGTTGACACCAACCCGCCAATCTTCCAGCACGGCACCGGTGTACCTGATCTTCACCTGACGGCCAGAGAACCGGCCATCAGTCGGGATTGCAGCTGAGTATGGCCCATAGGTGTACTCAGTAACCAT